GAAAAACATTATAGAGAATTAATGAAGCATCTCCAGGATATCGAGTGGGATCCTGAAACAAGACGTGATCCTAAACTTATGGCGGAAATACGAAGAAGACGATTAGAATTAAGAACCTGGGCAGAAAAAAATATAAAAAGAGAAGTTGCACCTCCAGGTAGAGAAAAACAAGTAAAAGCATTAAAAGGCAAAGTAGACAATCCTTATGCAGTTGCTTGGGCATCTTATAACAAAAAGAATGAAGATTACATTGGAAATAAAACTTCATACGAAGATTTCTTACAAAATAAATTAGATTCTGCTATAAAGGAATATGACACACCAGAAAAGAAAGCAGAACGTGATGCATTAATGCAAAAGTATCTTAGCAAAGGTGGTACAATTGAAAAAGTACCAACTGGACAAAAGGCTTTTGTTGGTAAAAAGTTAAAACCAGCATTTAAAAAAGATAAAGAAGGAACACCAGCTACAAGTCCAATGAGCGATGAATCAGCAATAAAAGAAGGCGTACCATTTGGAAGTGGAATGAATTTATTACAAAGAGCAGTTTTTAATAAATGGATATCAGCAGACGAATGGTTTCATTTAAAAGATGAATGGCATAATGCGGCTGATGAAATTGAACAAAGATATAGTGATTGGCCAGATGGACAAGGTTTTGGCTCTTCAGATCACAACTTTGCAATTAAAGAATTAATGGGTCTAGCAGGATACGAATTTGATGAACAAGATAGAAGCGGTAGTTTTATTGTAACTAAAATGCCAGAAAAATTAGAAAAAAAGGGTATTAAAAATGTTAGAATGAGAAAAGAACCTGTTGCAACAGAAGACGCAAGAAGACGCAAGTGAATCGATCCCAAGAATATTAGGTAAAGCTGAAGCTTCTTTAATGCATGGATTAGAAATGGCTCAAAATATAATTAAAAAAGATTATGGCATGGCGGAACAACAGGCTAAAGTTATTGCACAAAATTGGCCACCTTTAATTGATAACATTAAAAATGTATACAAAACTGAAGATCATGAAGGAGATGGTATACAACCAGTTGATTTAAAAAGAATGGGACAAAGCGAACCTAAAATATATGTTCATAAAGATGGTAAAACAATAATGATTCCAAAAAGTAAACATAATGAATATCTCGCAAAGGGCTGGAAACAATCGGCATTAAAAACAGAAACGTCATATGAATCAAAACTTGCTGGTATGTTAAATCAACGCCTTAAATAAAACTGTAACAAATATAAATACTCATATGGCACGTAATAAATCAGAAGATAATAGTTTTAGAGACCTGGTTGCTCGTTTAAACGCAATGAGCAATATAACGCCTGATCAAGAACGAGCTGAACTAATGGAAGCGGCAAATAAAGAACCAAAAATCTTAGACGACAAAGATATTTCATTAGCAGATATTGCCAAATTAGCAGGTATTAAAGAATATACAGACGCTCCAAAAGTTTCTAAAAAAGCACAAAAAATGGTTGAATCAATTACCAAAGAACCAAAAGTTGAATCAGGTATTACTAAAGCAATTAAAGAATCAGACGCAGATGATTCTATATCAACAGGTATTAGAAAAGCAGTAACAGAAGAAAGCAAAAGATTAGATAAAATTACAGAACTTGAAACACAATTAGCAGAACTAAAAGCAGAACAAAAAGAAGAACAAACATATGACAGTAAAGGATTTAGAGAAGTTATCGCAAAAGATATCACAGAATATATTAAAAACGCAGAAGACTCTCAACTTGTTGAGTTGTACAACACTATCTCAGACAATGAAGCAGTTTACAATGAAGAACAAAAAAACATTCTTGTTAAAACTCCAGAAACTACAGAAATAATTGCTGACGCAGAAAAGGCAGAACAACCAGAAGAAGAGGTTGTTCAAGAAAAAGAGCCAGAAGCAGAAGAAAAATTATTAGACTTAGATAAAGAAGTTTTACCAGATCCTGGAACACCATCAGTAGAAACACCATCAATAGGAACCGAAGATGAAGAAGTTGAACTAGACGCTGTTGAACCAGCAATTGATATTCCGCCAAAAGACAAATTTACCAACGACCTAGATCCTAAAGAAAAGAAATAATCATTCAAAATGCTTGGTATACCATACAACTATAAACAATACATCGATGACGTTACCAAAATGCGTCAAAGAGGAGCCATTAGTGCAGGTGAACAAATCAAGTCTCCTAAAACTCCAGGTAGCAAAGGACTTGCAAAAGTTGAGGCATTTGTTAATGGGCCAAACCAAATAATGAAAGCAAACGACGTTGCTGAAGCAGATCAAGAATTACAACGTTTTAAAAAATTAGCAGGGTTAATCTAAAAACCATTTGCATACAATCTAAAACTGTTATATACTATTAATAACAATAGGAGAAATATATGGCAGTAAAAAACTTTAACGACGGCGAAAAACAAAAACTAATCCAAATTATATCACAAGGTTCACAAGTATTAGGCGAAGTTGATGACCTTAGAACAGGTCTTCGAGACACAGTAAAATCAATAGCAGAGGAATTAGAATTAAAACCTGCATTAATTAACAAAGCAATTTCAATTGCACACAAAGGAAATTATCAGAACCTCTCTGATGATATGGATACGTTAGATTCCATATTAACGGCGGCAGGTAAGATATAGTGTATCGTTTACTCAAAGAATTTTGGGTAAACAGTTATAAAACAGACCAAGTCGCTTTTTGGTATGAACTATTTTCTGTAATATTAACTATTATAGGTTCCTGTATTCTAACATTTACCTCACCACACCCTGTAATGCATTATGTATTTCCATTGTACTTGCTTGGCTCTAGTACTTTGTGTTATGCTAGTTACAGAAGAAGAAATATTTGGATAGTAGTATTATCTGGATGGTTTACAATAATGAACATCATAGGAAATTATATAGTATTTTTATCATGAGTTACATAGACGCTTTATATAAAAAAGACGAAGATAAAATTTATGTTGTAGAAAGAGATCCTAAAAAGGGTCGTGTATTTGTTGAATACGATGCTCGTTATGTATTTTATTATCCTGATGCAAGAGGTAAGCACAGAAGCATTACAGGAAAAACACTACAAAAAATACAATGTAGAACATCAAAAGAATTCATTAAAGAGCAAAGAATAAGATCTAATAAAGCTCTTTATGAACAAGATATCAATCCAGTATTTAGATGTTTGGAGGAAAATTATTTAGGTAAGGAAACTCCAAAACTGAATGTGCTGTTTTTTGATATTGAAGTGGATTTTGATCCCGAAAAAGGTTATGCCACTACTGATGATCCGTTCATGCCCATAACTGCCATTAGTTGTTATATGGGTTGGACGGATCAATTAGTTACACTTGCACTATATCCAAAAACTTTATCTTTACAAGAAGCAAAAATATTAACAGAAAGATTTCCTAACACAATGCTTTTTGGAAAAGAAAAAGATTTATTAGATGCATTTTTGCAGTTAGTTATAGACGCAGATATTATATCAGGTTGGAACTCAGAAGGATATGATATTCCATATACTATAGGTAGAATACAAAAAGTTTTGAGTTCCGATGACACAAGACGTTTATGTTTTTGGGGACAAAAACCTAAAAAGAGAACATTTGAAAAATTTGGCAAAGAACATTTAAGTTATGATCTAATAGGACGAGTACATTTAGATTTATTAGAATTATACAGAAAATATACATATGAAGAACGACATAGTTTTAGATTAGATGCAATTGGTCAACACGAATTAGGAGAAAAGAAAACTGTATATGAAGGTTCACTTGACGCCCTTTATAACAATGACTTTGGATTGTTTATAGAATACAATAGGCAAGACTGTAATCTACTTGCCAAATTAGAAAAAAAATTAAAATTTATTGAACTTGCCAATGAAATTGCACACCAAAATACTGTGTTACTACAAACAACTATGGGTGCAGTTGCAGTTACAGAACAAGCAATAGTAAACGAAGCACATAGAAGAGGCATGATAGTACCAGGTAGAAAATATAGAAAAGAAGGTGAAGAAGTACAAACAGCGGCAGGTGCTTATGTGGCCACACCAAAAAAAGGATTGCATGATTGGATAGGATCAATTGATATTAATTCACTATATCCAAGTGTAATTAGAGCATTGAATATGAGTCCAGAAACTATTGTAGCCCAAATAAGACCAGTAATAACATCAGCGGAAGTAAACAGAGCAAAATTACAAAAAAAATCATTTGCGGCGGCTTGGGATAATCAATTTGGTAGTTGGGAATATCAAGCAGTCATGAATCAAGAAAAAGGAACTGAAATAATTGTAGACTGGGCAGATAATACATCTGTTAGGATGTCAGCGGCACAACTTTATGATGTAATATTTGATGGCAAAAACAAATGGATGTTAAGTGCAAATGGAACCATATTTACGTACGAATTTGAAGCAATTATTCCAGGATTACTTAAACGTTGGTATGCTGAACGAACAGAAATGCAACGTAAAATGCAAGAATCAGGAAGTAATGAAATTGAAAAAACATATTGGGATAAAAGACAATTAGTTAAAAAAATTAATTTGAATAGTTTATATGGAGCACTTTTAAATCCTGGTTGCAGGTTTTTTGATATACGTATAGGACAATCAGTTACATTAACTGGTAGATGCATTACAAAACACATGGCGGCAAAAGTAAATGAAATTATAGCAGGAAAATATAATCACAATGGTGAATCTATAATATATGGTGATACAGATTCCGTTTATTTTACAGCACACAAAACATTATCAAAAGAAATAAATTCTGGACAAATTCCTTGGACTAAAGAATCTGTGATTGCATTGTATGATAAAATTGCAGAAGAAATGAATACATCATTTACAAGTTTTATGTCTAAAGCATTTCATTGTCCAAGTACAAGAGGTTCTGTTATTAGAGCAGGACGAGAACTTGTTGCAAGTAAAGGATTGTTTATTACAAAAAAAAGATATGCAGTATTGTATTACGATATTGAAGGGAATCGTACTGATATTGCAGGTAAAGAAGGCAAAATGAAAGCAATGGGCCTTGATTTAAAAAGATCAGATACTCCTGTATTTGTACAAAACTTTTTAAGTGAAATACTCTATATGGTATTAATAGGTAAAACAGAAGAAGAGGTATTACAAGCAATTACAGATTTTAGAACAGAATTTAAATCCAGACCAGGTTGGGAAAAGGGTTCTCCAAAAAGAGCAAACAATGTTACAGAGTATTGGGAAAAAGAAAAGAAACAAGGCAGAGCAAATATGCCAGGTCATGTTAGAGCAAGTATTAATTGGAACACCTGTAAACAAATGTATAGTGACAAATATTCACTTCCAATAACAGATGGTGCAAAAGTAATCGTATGTAAACTTAAAAATAATCCATTAAATTATACAAGTATTGCATATCCAACAGACGAATTACGTATTTCAGACTGGTTTAAAGAACTACCATTTGATACTGAAGCAATGGAACAAACAATATTAGATCAAAAAATAGATAATTTAATAGGTGTATTAAATTGGGATATACAATCAACAGAAACCAGTAATACATTTAATAAACTATTTGAGTTTTAAATAATATTATGCTGAGTATTGAAGAAATAAAACTTTTAATTGAAAAACTTGAAAAAGTTAAAAAAGCAGATCTACAAAAGTTAATTACCAGCAATCTTAAAATTTTAAAAGATTTAGAAATTGCCATAGACGCAAATAATGAAGAACAAATTAATAGACTAGATAAAACTATAGACTGGTTTAGACTTGATCTACAAAAGAAAAGGGAGAAACCAGTCGTAAATCAATGGTTGTACAGAATGGTACAAACAAAAATATTTCAATTTGCTAGATCTAACATTTATAATTGTTTAGAAATAGGCCCAGGTAATGGTATGTTTTCTAAAGAATTTAGATCGTGGAAAAATAATTATTTTTTAGATATTTTACCTGAACTAGAGCAAAAAATATACAGAAGATTTAGTAGTCCTGCACATAAAAAATACCTACGTTTTTATCTAACAAGAAAACACGAATGCATTAATATACCACAAGGTTCATGCAATTTTGTGTTTAGTTGGGATACCTTTGTATTCTTTACACAAAACCATATACAACACTACCTACACGATATTAAACGAGTATTAATACCAGGTGGTTATTGTTTTATACAATACGCTGATTGTCATTTTGATTATGACCTTACACAAGCAAAAAGAGGATATTGGAATTACAATACCAAAACTGCAATGAAAAAAATTATAGAAGACGAAGGATATGAAATTGTTGAAATGGCACAATTTATACCAGGGGCCAATTACGCTATATTTAAAAAACCCGGTAAACAAAATCCGGTTGTATATAAAATTTTTGAAATCACACTTGATTAAAATGAAAATACAAAGTATAATAAACGTATGAAAGATATCTTACAAGACATAGTCAAGCACACGCATGGACTGGGATTTTTAGATCTTGTCAAAATTACTGGAGACAGTAATCAAACTGGCATTGATTCAATGGCAGAAGACAGATCAGTAATCTTGCAAGGAACCTTTAACAATCCACAATCAGAAATGATTGGCACATTTGGTATGCCTCAATTGAGTAAATTAGATATTCACTTGAAGTGTCCTGAATACCAAGACAAAGCAAAAATAACTGTACTCAACGGCACACGAAACAATGTTGAAGTTCCAACAGGTATTCATTTTGAAAATGAAAAGGGAGACTTTAAGAACGATTACAGATTTATGAATGCTGAAATTATCAACGAAAAACTTAAAACAGTTAAATTTAAGGGGGTTAAGTGGGACGTTGAAATTGAACCAGCTGTGGCAAGTGTACAAAGGTTTAACTTTCAATCTGTTGCAAATGTAGAACACAATTCTTTTGTTGTTAGAACAGAGAATAGTAACTTAATATTCACATTTGGTGATCAAGCATCACACGGTGGAGAATTTGTTTTTGCAAACGGAGTGAAAGGAACTCTAAATAAAGGATGGAGTTGGCCCGTAGCACAGGTATTGCAAATACTGAAACTGTCTGATTCAGCAAAAGTTATGTTGCATTTCTCAAATGAAGGTGCAATGATGATTTCAGTTGATTCAGGACTAGGCAAGTATCAATATATTATTCCAGCTCAGGCGCAATAATGGCAGAAAATAAAAGGCAAGAACATTTAGGAGATTTTAATAGAAATTTTGCAGTGTTTTTGCCGGCTATCTCAAACTTTTATAA